GATCGTGATACGGCCATAATCCTCGGCGATGGACAGGCTCGGATGCAGCGAGACGTGTTCTATGCGCTCTGGCGCGTCCATGCCCAACCTTTCTTCTCACAGTAGGACTTCACTTGCTGTCCATCCCAACCCGTCATGTAGTGCAGGATCGGAGCCGCGACAATCACTCGACCATCACGAGCCACAATCCCGGCGCAGAAGTGAGGAGCGTCAATCTGCACTAGCTGTTCGTCCACGTCCAGCCGCGTTGCGTGATGATGCGCTTCACGTCGGCTTCGGAACGACCCATCATCCACATCAAGCAGGGCGAAGCGTTCTCCACCGTTCCTTTCCGAAACTTCACCGTGGCGATAAACGTGGTGGATTGCACTTCGATGGATTTAGCAGGAAGGGTTTTCACTTGAAATTCTCGTTGACGAAGGACTTGTCTAAACCAAACTGCTGAATCAGAATCTTTCTCAACAGGGTAATCGCCTTGCCGTCAATCCGCTTGTTTCTGCCGATGAAGCTGCGAGCCGGAATATCACCCCACGGAATCGCTTGCACACCGGGAGAGGCTCTGCGGAACTTGCCTTTCTTCACGGAATAATGAAAGGTCTTGGCATACGGGCTGTTGGTTCCGATAAAAACCGAGTTACCGACAAAATCCATCTTTACGGAGCGACGTAAATTCGTGGTTTTGTGTCCTACCGTATCATGCCCTTTCAAACGAATCGTACTCGGCTTCAATGGTTTCCACTTCTTGCGATCAACGTCATAGCCTTTCGTAAACCGATTGTCCGTTTCATCCAGGTAGAGTTGACCAATCTGTTGTAGAATACTCCGATGATCGGTTTTCGAGAAGGCTTCATTAAGCCCATTCAACACATTCCGAAGTCGATCTCCGCCCGTATAATTCACTTCAAAGGTGAACATGATTATTCTCCATCGCTCACACTACGGCCTCGCGTCGGTTCTTTCGTTTTGCCATTGTCGTCCAGGTTATCCTTAGATTTATCTTCAAGATCAATATTTAAGCTTACCATCTTTGGTTTCCTGTACCAATGACGAATTCTGTTTGGATTAACAACATCTTCGATAGGCCAATTATTCTTTAAACGCACCGATATTCTTGATGAACTAAGACCAGTTAACTCACTCAGTTCGGCAATAGTTATCATTCGGTCTTGATATGAAATCAGTCTATTGTTTCTCCTGTTTCTTGAGTTCTCTTTCGGAGTCACAAATCGACAGTTACTTGGAGAATAGTCTTCATCATTATTAATCCTGTCAATCTGAAGGCCACTTTCCCATCCATTAGAGAGCGCCCACTCGATAAATGTTCCTGAATCCAGCCATTCATTACAAACTTGAATAGAACGAGCGCCATAAAACCGATAAGACTCCGTTTCTTTTCGATAACATCTTTGCTTCATGGCGTACCAAACGCTCCACAAAGGATGAATATTTCCTTTTCTTGAATAACCATGTGTTACTCTTGCTTGCTGTGCAGCAATAACGGACTCTTGACCTCGCTTTCTTGCTAACTCAGAATTAAGACAACCACATGATTTTGTTAATCCGTTACGAAGACGATAACTATCGACAATAGTTTCTTTTCCGCAATCACACAAACACAACCACTTCACTTTTTTACGATGAACACCATCGACTCGCAACACGGTTAGTCGGTTGAACTTCTGATTTGCAATATCGATTACTCTTGTGCTACGCTTTAAAGCTGTCATTTCTGATACCTAAATTATCAGGGATGGAAGTCGTCTTGGTGGAAGTTCGCAGCAACCACCAAGGCGCAAACTTTGATTAATCATCAACAACCGAGCGTTCTCTCGTCGGCTCTTTTAACGTTCCTTCATCGTCCAACTCATCCTTCTCAGGCATCGTCTTGTCATTCATAGAGTCATTGACAGGCGGATCCGCTTCCTTGTCCTCAATATCGTCGTTGTCGTAATCGAACTTGGTTTCGAAGTAGTTACGACTGAGTTTGAAACCACTCGCCGCCAGTACTGGCATCAATACGGAATCCCGTTGCGCTCTCGACATCTCCAACCCACTGTCATCGGCCATGATGAACTTCGGAGGCTCCAGTCCATTAATCATCGCCAAATTATTGACGAGTTGCTGGCCGGTACTCTGCACCATCCGCATGTCAGCCCGACGCTTGTCGTTGCGCACTTCGTTGTGAATGGCGGCGACGGCATAGGAACCGTTGGAACCCACATCACTCGTTAGGGTTTGGCCGAGGATCAGCTTCTGAATTCTGCGAAGAATTGCAGCTTCGAGTCGATCAAACTCGCCCGGTGTGCTGGCGGTAATCGGCTGCACCTTGTCTTCACCATCGACGGATTCCCAAGCGACGGTGCTGCGAACGCCTTGAGCGACCATCGCTTCAACGAAGTCTTGGTAGTTTCGCACTTGGCCGAGAATGATCGGCTCACCAAAGGTTTCGAGGAATTGCAACCACATCCCCCATCCTTCCCGTCTCCAGGTCACAGGAAACCAGAGTCTCGACAACAAGGCTTCGCCGTAGGGGTTCCGATACGAGGCGTTGCAGCGCGATAGCAGGAACTTCAACGGATCACAGTCCAAACCTTCGGTTCCACCACTACCATCATCCGGAAAGTATTTGAGCGATCCATCCCGCTGCGGGCTAAACCACTCCATGGGTTTTAACGAGAGTCGATCTATGCCAATCCCTTTCTCGACAGGCTTATAAATGATCTCGAAGACCGAATACCCATAAAATCTCGCGTCCAATACGCCACGTTTCAAGTCTTCAATGTGCGGTTCAATCACGCTGGTCAGAAACTTGCCCACTCGATTTTGATTCGGTTCAAGCCGCCAAGGTGTAGCGACAACCGCTTCACGACGAGTATCTACAGCCTGAGCTATTTCATCATCAAGCTCCAGTTGCCGAAGTTGATGCCTTTTGATTCCCGCCTTCGCGAGCATCTCATCTGGATCGGGGACTGTCGTGATGAAGCTCATCATCCTGGAAATCGCCACTTCGCTGCCCAACAACTTGCGACTCGGCTTGAAGTGAAGGATGTCTGTCGGTGAACTGTGGATAACTTCGCTCATGGTCTTTCCTTACCGAAAGTCGATCATCAAACTTTCGGTGTTTATTTTGCTCGTTATGCGGCTTGTTGATCGTAAACGTGCTGCAAGTTCTTGACGTTCCAACGTAAATTATAGCCTTCTTTGTTGGTCTTCGTCCATGAGTGAATCGTGCAGTGGGGTTGACCGTCATCGGTTGGAACCCACAACTTACCTTTGCGTTCCTGGTAGCCGATGCTCGCTAACCACTTGTTAGCCGCGATGGCGCTCTTGAAGCCCATCATCGTAGCTAACTCGGTCGGCTCCAACATCACCTCTTCGGGCTGCACTTCTAATTGAGCCGGGGCATATTGGAGGTAATGGCTCCAATCAACGCCAGTCTGCTTGCGAACGATCTTGATGGCTTCCTGCTGAACGATGTGAAGCGGGGCAGAAAGCAAGTTGCCGACCCGCAGTTCTTGTTCGAGCTGGTCAGCCGCCGCCTGATGGATTGTTAATGCCTTCGTGTGGGCGATGGCAGGTATCTGATAGCCACCCTGTTGACGAATGGAGGGCAGGACTTCATGTGTAATCCATCGCTTAAATAACTTCGCTTCTGGCTTGCGACTGGTTAACACCAGTCCGTACAATCCAGGTTCGTTGATCAACGTGACCGTGGTTCCAGGCACATTGTCGCTAAACCCTTGATTTATAAGACTGTCGGTAATAGCGACACGCTGCCTTTCGTCATCATCAAGCCGTGAAACCGCATCACGGCCATTGGAAATACCGAGAACAGCGCACACATCGGAGGCGACCCACCAAGGATTACCTTCGATCATCAGTACACGAATATTTTTGTCTTCAAATTTGAAGGGAATTAGGTTACTATTCATCTCGTTCACCTCAATCACTCACACTGGTTGGGAAGAAAAGTCGTCCATTTGGGTGTCGTTATCACTTGAATGGGCGCACTCATAATAACTTCGGTTTCGTAAAGACCTTTGGTTCGGGAATCACCCCGTCCATCACAAAGTCGCTCGCCTTAAACTCTGGAACCACTTGGTTTTGTACAACCGGATTATACCGCAAATTGAATGAGCTGTCAACCTCTGGTTGCACCGGAATCCGTAACAGTTGCTTCACGGCATCCAGGTGTGACGGTTCCTGATAAATGTGGGCATCACCAAAAATCCAGCGTAACGAACCCACGTCTAATTCTGAATGACGAGCGAAGTACAGCAACAAGGCCCAATACTGAATCCAGTTGTGCGGTACGCCGAGAAGTAAGTCTGCACTTCGCTGACAGTGCGCCATATGCACTCGGCCTTCACGCACGAAGAGTTGAATCATCGAGCCGTGGCAACAACTTGGAGTTAGTGGATTGTGATTAATCTCTGTAATATGCGCCATATCACTCGGATTCCAGGTCGTCATCACCAACCGACGTGA